GCCTCATGCAGTTATCGAAGCACAGATCTGGATGGCTATACTTGCACACCAGAAATCGCTCCGCCTATCTCGCAGACTGTCGATCGCGACTCAGGTACTTTCGGAGTACAAACGTACAACTATGGCGACGTAGAGATCGCCTCTAAGGTGGGCTGGGAAGCCTACAAACGTGTTGCCGATGGCATCATGGCTCTACTTAACAAGACTGGACTTCTACATGGTTACAGCTTCAATTCGTGGTCCGATGTGGTCACTTATGATGAAGCATTTATCCAGGAGTGGCTTGAATCGCCCCAGACTTCTCTTTATTATAGTCTTCAAGTAATGGGAGACGTTCAAGATAAGTCAAGTGCATATGCCGCTTTGGATGACGAAGACGTTGACAAGTATCTTGAATCGCTCTTTTACGATGAGGACACCCCCGAACCTCAATGTGATTGTGCAGAATGAATCCTTACGAAAAACTAATGGCGCGGAAGCGCAAATGGACACCCGTGCAGACAACTGCCGGTACATGCAAAGCGGGCGCGGAGGAGGCAATCCACCGTGCTCTTGCCTTGCGACACATGGAACTACCTGTGGGAGATTTTATTACTGATGCCCTCAATAGTGAAGTACCAACGTTGGCCCGTGAAATACTGGAATCCAACGTTAAAGATGAAGAAAACCATGACATCGCACTTGGTTACATCGCCAATGCTTACGGTGTTGATCCGCAAGCTGAGAAGGAAGCGCTCCGGCTTAGGACCGCTTGGGAAGCACATCCAGATCACACGATCACGAAAGCCATGGTCGCTGAGCGTGCGATTTTCTTCGTTCTTCTACCATTCTTCCGCTTTAATGGTGACGCTGGCATGAGAACCGTATCAGCCGATATTAGCAGAGATGAGCAAATTCACGTGGCTACCAATAGTCTGGTTCATACTGAGTTGGGGTATAACATCAGTCCTTCTCTTGATAAACTCCGGAAGGCAACTATCAATTGGGTAATGCAACCACTAGGTATTAATACTACCGATAAATATTTGGACAAAAAATTTTGGCTGGATTCTAGCGACCGGCTGATGTATGAGGGCAAAGCCCCAGAATTGTCCGCAACTAAATCTGCTAGAATGCCCGCCTTCTTTGAGCATAGCAATGTCAACCTCCCCCAGTATGCTTGAGGTTCTTGGGATGAATTCCCGAGGTTTAATTCATGCACTAGAAGATTCCTTTCCACCCACAAACCCTACACCTGACGATACAATGGAAAAAATTATGTACCGATCTGGTCAACGCAGTGTCGTTGAGTGGGTCATCAAATATATGGAGGAGAACTAATGGGACGCAAACGGCGTAAGTCTATTTCGAATCGGTTTATTACCGATGTGCATGGAAGAACTGAAAATAGAAATCAACAATATTTTAGTCGTAAAAAAAAATCAAAAAAGAAATACAAGCAGCAGAAATTCTTTGCTAAAATTAGTGAAGATGGTAAGATCAGTAAAAAAGAAGCTAAGAAAGCTGCAAAGAAAGGTTATGATCTTGCCAAGATTCGAAGGCATGATGCCCGGCAGTTCAACAGAGCACAAGATGTCTACAGTAATAGGGACGATCGTTCTGGGATGCGTAACCCTGCTTATGCGCCGCTGCTGATTTCAAGAGGTGCAGAGGGTATCTTTGGCGGTCAACAGCGTGAAACCGGTGGTGGTCGTCGCCAAAGCAGTGCTGGTGGTGGTGGTAAATCGTCTGCTAAACCATCTACACCTACCCAACCTACCAATCAATACCAATCTCAAATTGAGGGCATGCTAGGTGATCAACGGGTCACTGCACCTGGTTTCCCAGATCCATATGCAGACGCACTGGCTTCATTGCAACAGACCATTGCTGGTATTCAGATGCCTGACTACGGCGCTGAGCTTGACGCAATGCGTGCTGAGCAAGAAAGGTACATGCAAGAGCTGGCTGCACAACAGGCAGAAGCCGAGCGGCAAAGAGAACTGGCTTTCCGCACCTCTCAAGAAAACATGACTCGTGGTGGGTTGACGCCTGATTTCAGGATTGGTGCCCGGTCCCCCAGGGATCGCTTTGGTACCGGTGGCTTCAAACGTAGACTACGCCGACCTGTTAGCATTGCTCAAGGCATTGCACCTTCCACCGCTGGACAAACTCTTAACGTATAATGACTGCTAGATCTCGATATGATGCATTGTCTTCGAGCCGTTCACAGTTTCTAAACACTGCTAGACAAGCAGCTAATCTAACTCTACCTTACCTTGTCAGGGAGGATGAGCACACAACTAAGAGTGCTCTTAAACTCACAACACCATGGCAATCAGTGGGAGCCAAAGGTGTGGTGACGCTTGCAAGTAAACTAATGCTTGCATTGCTACCGCCACAAACTAGCTTCTTTAAATTGCAGGTTAACGATATTAACCTTCCTCAAGAACTTGGTCCTGAGATTAGATCTGAGCTTGACTTGTCGTTTGCTAAGGTTGAACGCACTGTCATGGAATCCATTGCGGAATCCGGTGATCGTGTTGTTGTTCACCAAGCATTGAAGCATCTTGTAGTAGCTGGAAACGCCCTCCTCTTTATGAGTAAAGATGGGCTCAAGCTTTATCCCCTGTCTCGTTATGTGGTGGATAGAGATGGTAACGGTAATGTTATTGAAATCGTAACAAAGGAGACAATCTCTAAAAAAATTGTCAAAAAAATTTATCCAGATTTCAAGGACGAAGGTGTTGTTGATAACACCGACGAACCGAATGATGAATGTGTTATTTACACGCACATCAAACGCGACAACAACAGAATGGTATGGCACCAGGAGTTGTACGACAAGATCCTTCCCAAGTCTATGGGCAAGGCACCTCTTGACGCTAACCCCTGGCTTGTGCTACGATTCAACTCAGTTGATGGCGAGGTCTATGGACGTGGTAGGGTGGAAGAGTTCATCGGTGATCTGAAGTCACTTGAAGCTCTGTCACAAGCCATCGTCGAAGGCTCCGCTGCGGCTGCTAAGGTAGTGTTTACTGTCAGCCCAAGCTCCACCACCAAACCTCAGACACTTGCTAATGCAGGTAACGGTGCGATCATCCAAGGTCGTCCTGATGACATTGGTGTGGTGCAGGTTGGTAAGACAGCTGACTTCTCCACTGCGTATCAGATGATTGGATCGTTGACTCAACGTCTGAACGAAGCATTCCTGATTCTCAATGTGAGGAACAGTGAGCGTACTACAGCTGAAGAGGTTCGTATGACACAACTCGAATTAGAACAGCAACTTGGTGGACTATTCTCCCTGTTGACTGTTGAGTTCCTTGTGCCATATCTCAACCGCAAACTCAACATTGCACAAAAGACGGGTGACATTCCACGCTTGCCTAAGGGTGATGTCGTCCGACCCACGATTGTTGCAGGCATCAATGCCCTTGGTCGTGGGCAAGATCGTGAAAGCCTTGCACAGTTCCTTACTGTCATCGCTCAGACTATGGGTCCAGATGCTATTGCTCAATACATCAACCCTGATGAAGTCATTAAACGTTTGGCTGCATCTTCTGGCATCGATGTACTCAACCTTGTGAAGAGTATGCAAGAGCTACAAGCTGAACAACAACAGCAGATGGCTCAGCAACAACAGATGATGGCAATGCAACAAGCACCTCAGATGGCAGCTGTTGATCAAAAGGCAGCACAAGCTGAGATGCAAATGGAGCAACAGATGATGCAACAAGAACAACCACCTATCCCCCAATAATGAATGGCTGAAACATTTACAATGAACGAGACTCCTTCTAATCCTGAGATTCTTAACTCAGATGAACAGGAGTCTCTTGCGATTGCTGAGTCTCTTGAGCAAGGAAAACAACCACTTCTTGCTGGTAAGTTCAAAGATCCACAAGCTCTTGAACAAGCCTATGTAGAACTTCAGAAGAAACTTGGAGAACCACGTGATGAGGTACCAACCCCCGAAGACGAGGGTGAGCCTGCAGAGACCGAAGCAGAAGCAGAAGAAACTGACGACGACTCGGAAGGTCTCTCCGAAGAGCAAGCTGAAATGCTGATGGACATGGTGGGCGGTGATAAAGCCTACAAGTCTATGCTAGATTGGGCGTCAGAAAACTTCTCCAAAGAGGAGGTTGAGATGTATGATGGTGTGATGAGTTCTGGTAACGCCAACGCCATCTACTATGCTATTCAAGCCTTGCAGGCACGATACAATGACTCTGTAGGCTCTGATGGTGAAACCCTTACGGGACGTGACGCAGCCGACACCGATGATTCTTTCAAGAGTCAGGCGGAACTGGTTGCAGCCATGAGCGATCCACGCTATGATCGTGACCCGGCGTATCGGGCAGACCTGATGCGTCGTCTTGAAAACTCTGATGTTCAATTCTGATGACTACTGTTACTGAAGAACGGGGTCGTCTTAACCTCTATGCAATCGAACCACCTATGACTATTATGGATGTAACTGAAACCCACAATGAAAAGGCTGAGAAGCTTAATGGTCGTCTTGCTATGCTTGGCGTCATGGCGGCTCTTGGTGCTTATGCAATCACTGGTCAAATTATCCCCGGAGTCTGGTAATGCCTCAAGGTAAAGGAACATACGGTACAAAAAAAGGTCGTCCTCCGAAGAAAAAGTGATGGCTAAACCTGGTCTCTACGCTAACATCCACGCCAAGCGCAAACGTATTGCTGCTGGCAGTGGTGAGAAGATGCGTAAAATTGGTAGCAAGGGAGCACCTACTGCCAAACAATTTAAACAAGCCGCTAAAACGCGGAAGAAAAAGTAACTCTATTAACTAATCATGAAATCTATTATTGCTGCCGGTTTCCTCCTCGGCTGTGCCCAAGGCGCTATCGCTGGTCCCTACGCAAACATCGAAGCCAACTCTGGTTTCTACGGATCTGACTACACCGGTACTGCTACCGACGTTCACGTTGGTTACGAAGGTGCTAACTGGTATGTGCAGGGTGGTCCTGCTCTGCTCCAACCTGACGGTGGTGACGGTGACGTTGAACTGTCTGGTAAAGCAGGTGGTTCCTACGACGTAAACGATGCTCTGTCTGTCTACGGTGAGGTCTCATTCATCACTGGTGATGAGAATGGTTACGGGACTAAGATCGGAGCCAAGTATAAGTTCTGATTTATACAGCCCGTCACTGGATGTGAGCCTTGGGCGGGCTTAACAAAGTGCTCAAATACATAAGAATGTAAATGTAACCGCACTTTTAAATGACCGCTATTCTTTCACAACGGCAGTCTCGTTCTACTTGGGAGGAGTTCTGCCAGTGGGTAACGTCCACTAACAACCGTTTGTATGTTGGCTGGTTTGGTATCCTTATGATCCCAACCCTGCTGGCTGCTACTATTTGTTTTGTAACTGCCTTCGTG